ACCAAGTCTCCCTGATTGCCCCTACATATTATAATATAAATTAACTTACGTCAATCTGTATTGACAGGTTCTACTTCAGGCTTCTGAAGTTCTGTCTGTGGTACAGGCTGAGTAGTAGGTAGCACCATTTGATGCTTCTCCCACATAGCCGTATCACTGTTCCAATAAGTCAATGCTTCTTTTGCCTTTCTCAGTTCATATAATAATTCCTGAGTAGGCTCTCCATGATTCTCAATTAAAGCAAGACAGTTAATAAGTTTCTTACGAAATGTCCTCTTCCATTTAAGTTCATGGGAAGTATCAACTATTGGCCTGTCATTTGTGGTTGGCTTGTCGCCTTCTACGTTTTCTAACATATGTGTTCCTTCCTTTAAAGTAATTATAAATTACAATAAATATTTACATACGTCAAATAAAAAACCCCCTCGTATTTCTACAAGGGGGTATCTTTATAACTTAGAGGGAGATAAAGTCGGTTATATTAAATATCCATTGTACCAAGCTAGTATATAGCTTAATACAAACATGATTGCAAAATAAATTAATAATAAATAAAAATCTTTCACAGCATTATTAATACTATAATTTTTTTAATTGGTCAAGCGGTGTATTAAAGAATATGCTTATCTGTTTTTTAACAACATCAACCCCTAACTCTTCTGTATTTTTTTGAAGTGTTGCCTGAGTTTCAGCTGATAGGTTTGTTTTTATTTTACTACGTTGTAGTTCTCGACCACGATTAACTGATTGAACGTGTGATATTTCATTACTAGTTTGATCTGCCATTGTGTTCCTTTCTGTTATATGGAAGGGTCACGAATACCCACGTCAGTAAAACATCCGATTTGGTATTACATCCTGACAATTACAGCTACCGCCAACTCCCAGAATTACATAGTACAAAAAAAAAGCCCCTGCGTCAAATCTGACACAAGGGCTTTAGGTACATTATAACTACCTCACTTTACTATGGTTTATACTGCAACGAAACTTATCAATACGCCAAGCACAACCCATAATAAAGATACATACATTATTGCTTTCATATTTTCACCTTCCGTTGTTATAAAAACACTACAGGCAAAATAAAAATAAGTCAAGCTAACTGCTAAAATTTTTTTAAAAAAGAATAGACACCGAATACGAATACACCCATCATAAATAATTGAGTTACTTTGTCTGCATCATTGTAAGTTTCAATTAGTAACTCAATCATGGTTTATATTTTTTATTTCATTGTCTTTTAAATCAATATTAAATTCTTCTTTAAAACTATTTTTAACTTTTTTAATATATTCTTCCTTAGATTTAGCTTCAAAAGAGTTACCGCCAAATTTAATATCCACTTCGCAATAATAAGTTTTTTCAAGTTTCATAATTTAATGATCTGTAAGATTAGATATGAATAAATAAATACGTTTAAAATTATTAGTGATAATTTAATTGTCATTAAAGCCCCCTAGTTCTTTTAACTCTTCTAAGTCTGAGCCGTCATCTGATAGGTCGTCACGGCTTAACCCTAAGTAGTCTAAAAAATTGTCTTCTTTTTGCTTCTCTGTTAGTTCTTTTTTCTCTGTTTTTTTGTCCATGTTTTTTATATCCTTTTTTAATTTGTTAATAATTCATTACTATATGCAAAAATTGCATAGGTCAAATAAGCCTTGTATTTATTCGTTAATGCATAAAAGCTATATTTTATGGGGGTTATTTAAGCATAATCAAATGAGTTGATTATTGTTAAAAAACCTAGGTTTTATGGGGGTTATTTAAAAAAACGAATAAAACTAATAATTAAATTTGACTTGTATGTATAAATCTATATAAATTTATTATGATTAAAAATAAAAAAACAACAAATGAAAGTGAGTATAAAATGTTAGATAAACAATTAAATACAATGTTGACTAGTATTGGAAACAATACAATTCAAAATGAAGTTACATCTATGGGTATAGTTCAAAGAAATAATGAATTATTTCAGGTAGGTAACTTTAAATATAATAATGATAGTATCTATTCTATGTTAGGTATTAAAGCACCAAATCAAATATTAACTGAGACAAGGGGCTTTGAAACTGTGGACAGAATAAACATGGAACGTAAAAGACTTGTTGATCGTATCATTTTACCTTTAGCAAACTTTAAAAATTTAGTTGAAAGTGATAAAGAAAAAGCAACTAAATTAGATAAGAAAAAAACTAAAGAAAAAAATAAAGCAAAGCCTGAGCCTGATCACACTATTAAAAAGAGTGATGAGAGAATTAGAGCAAATGCAATTAGAACAACGGCTAATAGGGTTATGTATCCTTCTTTATTTATAATGAGTTTAGATAAATCTAATTATAAATTTGATAAAAAGGTTGTAAGAATAAATCTCTTTTGTTTAAAAAATGAGATTGTTAAATCAATTTTTGGATTAGATAATGACAACTTAAAGAAAGCAACGGACAGCAAAGTATATTTTGTAGAGTGTAATTTTACTTTATTAGAAAAATTAACTCAAAAATATATGTTTAATATTTCAGTTGATCGAAGCATTACATCAACTGAGGAAGCAGAAGATCTTGAAGCTACAACAGACGAAGCAACATCAGGCGAATATACACCTGAGAAGGCTCAGACAATGGCAGAAAGTATTAAAAAGCAATTAACATACTTAGATGACAATGAAGGCTTAGACGCTATTTTACAAGTTGAAAACCATTTAAGAGGCTTAACTAATTATGGAAACAGACTAGAGGAATTAGTTGATACTTTAAGAAATCAATCTAAAAATGGAATTGTAAAAGATATTTACGGCTGTCAGGTCGTGGACAACTCAACATCAGTTGAATTCAAAGCTAATACAATTGAAGACTTAACAAGTAAATTTAATAAGCATTTTAAGATTGCTATATAAACAATCTTTTAATTACTCCCTAAGAAAACCCCCTGAAATATGGGGGTTTTTTTTGCCCAGAATTAGCCATATTATTATTGATAATAAAATTATATTAACCAATAAAAAGGATATAAATGCAATCAATAACAATTAAAATGATTAAAAATAGAGTTGATCAAATTAACAGATTAATGGGCGTTTCAATAGAGATGCATAAGCCATTCAGAATAAATAATAAATTACAATGGAATATAGGGCATTATTATATCAATCAAAGTAATGGCTCGTTTGGACTAGAACAAATCTGCAATAATAATGGGGGCTGTTCGGATATAAGCCCTAGATTGACAAAGCGAGAATTATATTATTTCTGTAATGCTTATTTAAAAGGCATTGAAGATTATTCTTATAAAACAAACGGATACTTAAAAGCCGTATAATAATTAATAGCTTCCTCTCAAAGCCCCTCAGGTAAACCCTGGGGGGTTTTTTTTTGTGCCTAGTATAAACCTCAGTGATTAACAAGGGGGGTATTTAGTTACAAAATTTTACACTACCTTAAACAATTCTAAGCGGTAACCAAAGGCAACCCAGGGAAACCCTAGGGCAATCCAAAAACTTGACACATAAAAAACCTAGGGAACACACAGGGTATGCAAGTGCCAGCCCCCCTCCCACTATATGTATATACCCAGTCACCAGAAAATCCCCAGTATCCGTGTAAACCACCTTGGGGCCATATTTCAGGGCTAAATATTCCGACAATATTACTAGGAATACCCTAGGGGGTAGCTGTAAATTTACCTATGCTATAGATGTTAGGCCCCCCTGGAGGTTCCTAATAACATTATACACCCCATCTTCAATTTTGTCTATGACTATAGTGTCGCAGATATAATTATTTTAAAAAAATACTTGACAAAATTGTTAATCACCACTATAATAGGTACTATATATTATTCAAAGGACACACATACACGCATATAACACTAAGTTAATAAGGGTCATCACGAATAATACACAAATTATGCTAGATCTAGACATAAACAAAGTAAAACAACTTCCTTTCAAGGAAATAATGGAGCTAATAAACGCAAATAATGGATTCTTCTATAACGAAAACTCAAAAAAGAAACTTAACCGATATGCAGGAGAAGTTCCTAGACGTGCTTTTCACAGAAGCACAAGGAAATCCAAGAGAGGCAGCAAGGATAGCAGGGTATTCAGACCATAGCTATCCGAAAGTTGTACGGAATTTAAAAAAAGAGATTACAGAGCTGGCGGAAACCCACTTATCAACGCACTCTGCAAAAGCTGCTACTAGGCTAACATCCTTACTAGACGAAGACGGCACCACACCACAGGCAGGTATTCGTCTAGCAGCAGCGAACTCATTGTTAGACAGAGTTGGTATTGTTAAAAAAGATCAATTAGATATTAACATGAAAGCTCTGCACGGAATATTTATATTACCACCAAAAGATGGAACAGATAAAGATAAAAAAGAGAGCTAGAACTATACCATTTGGTTTTAAGCAATCTGAAGATCCAGAATATCTGGAACCAATCAAAGAAGAATTAGATGCTCTTAGACAAGCAAAGGAATATTCAAAGACTTGCTCACTAAGAGAGACAGCATCTTGGCTACATAGAAAAACAGGAAGATACATATCACATGTCGGACTCAGAAAAAGACTTGCAAGAAATAGCACCACCGAAACCGAAGAAAGTAGTTCAACAGAAAGCCAAGAAGTCAGTTAAACAGATACTAGCTCGTAGTCGTAAGAAGGTAGCTAAAGCAGAACAAACTCTACGTTCTGCAAAGATGTCAGCAGAAAATACCAAGAAGAAGCTATTAACTATTGATAAAGCTCTAACTGGTAAAGAGACACAGGTACTTACAGAAGACATAATCGAGAGTGCTCCAAAGAATGTTAAGGAGCACATAGAACAGCAAGATGTAATCTTTAAGCCTAATTCAGGCCCACAGACAGAATTTCTTGCAGCTTCAGAAAGAGAAGTGTTTTATGGTGGAGCAAGAGGCGGTGGTAAATCATATGCGATGCTAGTTGATCCGCTTCGTTATTGTTCCTATGCTAATCACAGAGCACTCCTAGTGAGGAGGACTATGCCTGAGTTAAGAGACTTAATTCAAAAGTCTCAGCTATTATACTCAAAGGCATTTCCTAATGCAAAATGGAGAGAACAAGAAAAAGAGTGGCGATTCCCATCAGGGGCAAAGATAGAGTTTGGTTACGCAGAGAACATGACAGACGTATTACGTTACCAAGGTCAATCATACACATGGATAGGAATAGACGAACTTCCACAATATCCTTCGCCAGATATATATAATTTTCTCAGATCTTCTCTTAGATCAGTAGATAAAGATATACCTGTATATTTAAGAGCAACAGGTAATCCAGGGAATGTTGGTTCCCAATGGGTTCGAGAAATGTTTGTAGAACCTGCAGAACCAAATACAGCTTTTAATGTAGGGATAGATACACCCAACGGAAAGAAGTATATAACTAGAAGATTCATTCCAGCTAAGTTACAAGATAATCCTTACCTA